ACACGAATAGAATCGTTTTTAAGAATCGTATCGGTACGATTCGTTGTTAGGTAGCGATACAGATACTTATATCTATACTGATAGACTGTATCACCCTTTATGAGTGTATAAATACTATCTCGCTGATAGATGCTATCATAACGGATACTGTCACGTGTTTTGTATTCAGTGCGAACAGACTCAACCGGGATATATTGAGTCCGGCATGATACGAAACATATTGCTAACATCAGCAATATGATAATATAGATTGACTGCTTCATGGTCGGATCACTGTATTACGAAGAAAATTAGAAAACTCGGAACGAACATCAAAACAGGGACAGGCCTTGATGTATTCTGCCGGCTCTACTTCTCCGCTACCGTCCAGATCAGGAGAAGTATCACGATGTCCGAGAACCTCGATAATAGGATACTCTTTACAGAGCTTCGCGACTAATTGCCGTAAACTAGCTCTTTGAGCGGACGTCCTTGTATCTGCCGGCTTCCCGGACGCATCCAGTCCGCCAATATAACACACGCCAACAGAATGTTTATTATAGGATGAATCAGAGAATCCTTTCGTATTACAGTGAGCACCGTCGATGGATAGCGGACGACCATTTTCAACCATTCCATCAAGGTCAACAATGAAGTTATAACCAATCTGATTGAATCCCCGGACCCGGTGCATCCGGTCGATGTCCTTTGCACGTAAATCTTGTCCGGCACGTGTGGCCGAGCAATGGATGATAATTGCATCGATTACCTTCATTTTGATTCCTCCTCTTTTTTATTGAACAACTTATTCTCAAGCCTATTAAACCGATCTGTTATGTAGACTGAAACTCCAAATACAGCCCCTGCATATAGCAAGCACTGCGCAAAGAGCCATAATACACTATCATGTATTTCACCATGTGACATAATGAACCCTGCAATTGCCAAAGCAGAGCCTAATATAAGCATACCAATAGCACTCCCATACTGAATAGCTTCTTTTGTATCACGTTTCATTTTATCAATATTTACAAGTTATATATCCTAATATTTAGCCAATCACACACGATTAAATAGACGCTTTATATCAAATAAGTCACTACCCTCCCTATCGAACATCAATGTCCAGCCAATTGAAGCAAATTCTTTTGTTACAAACGGTCGTATTTGACATGACGAAGACAATTCCTTCAACCAAGGAGTATTCCTCTGGTCAGATGTCATGGCAACTCGTAACTGTTGCATCATGGAAAGAGTACGCCTTGATTGTATCGCTTCCTCTATCAGATCCATTTCTGCTGATTTTGCAGCAATAGTGACTGCCATTTGCACTTCATCCTGGATATTATTCTTCTGATCACGTTTAGACATGATATCACCAATTTCCACAAACAAATATGTCCCGGAAACAATACCATCAACACGTTGCTTAACAGAATCAAAACTTTGCCCAAAAATATAATAGTCTAATCCTTGGATCCGGGAATATTTAGGTAGGCTTTTTATTTCTTCTTGAATTGCAGCGTATTCAGGAAGATCACTCCTCCCCTTTGCAAAGATCTCAAGTACCTTACTATGATTCGGGAACTGAGCATAATATTTGAGAATCTCGAAAATCATATAATTTGTTTTATTAATGAAATTGGCAAACCTGTATTCTTAGCGATATCCACAACAGGCATTTCCGCACTCCCCATGCTCTGTACAGCCTCTATCAGTTTTTTACGCAAAATTGTAAGATACTTGATTAGGTTCATTTGCTCAACCGTCGAAATATCTCCTAATCCATCATTGCTTAAGTTATACAATGATTCAAGCGCACCGGTTGTTATAAGACTTTTCTTTTCACTCTCACCGGCAACTAAGATCCGGAACTGTGTCTTTGAAAACAAATAATTAACAAACGACGAGAAATTGAATGCAATACTTTGCAAGGTTTCTGAAGATAGTCTTTCAAACGACTTAGCTAATGTATGTGCAGATTCCGAATCATACGGACCAGGATGATATAAAATAGCAGCAAGCAAAGGTAACATCTCTTTATTACATCCCAACAGGGAGCGAGCCTCTATAAATTGCAAGGCTGTAAGGGAACAAGTCAGCTGATTAAAACCAGTATCGATACTATACCCAGGATACAATTTCCCCTGAATGGATACATAAGGAATTAATTGCACACAAAAGCAACTATTCAAAACGAACTTATAATCCAGTTTTGAGAGATACCTGGCAATCGGTAAATCCAATCTCTCCGGAGGCGTTTTCTTCGCTTTAATAAAATCATCTTTAGACAAATCCTGAAGAGCAGCATCCTGATCCGGATATGTAACACGGAAAATAAAGTCTACTTGTTCTCCTAACCAAGCTAAGTTTGACAAAGTATCTTCATCTTTAGCTCGAGCAAGTGATCGCGGATTCCATCCCATTGCACGGCAAACATGTTTAATCTGAAGCATACCCGGTGAAAGCTTTCCTTTTGTGACTAAGTCCATATCTCCCATAATACCTTCAAACAGTTCCGGAGTCAATTCCTCCCAAGCGTTCGGTACCGCAAACTTTTCCTGATGTACACAAAACTCAATCATGGCATTAATTGTATTTTATCTTCCGGTTGATTGAATGAAGTTTCAGTCTCAATATCAGTATCCTGTGGATCAGATAATAATAAGTCGATATCTTTAATCAAGCTATTGGCCTGTTCCTGCAACTGAACAGATAAAGAAAGCAGTCTCTCCTGTTCATCCCTTCCGGATCTGCTTGCTTTTGAATCATCAAAAAGATTCCGGATAGTGGAAGGAAACTCCAAGATATCAAACCTTGTTAAGGCAACAGCTACTACCTTCTTTGCAAGCGCTCGATTAATTAATGACAAGACGGATGGTTTCTCCTTTGCACGTTCCAGGTAACCGGTTAGATTCTCCTCCAAAACTTCAATCTGTATCGGAATACAGCGAAAGAAGAAAAGATATGATAAATCAATGCAGTACAAAAGATCGAATTCTTCTGTTGTTTTTATCTGCAGTTTATCAAGCATCTTATAATACCTGGTTTTATCCCACCCTAAGTCCTCGGTACTATTCAGGAGCGCAATAAGGGAATCCATAGCATTATAATAATTCTCATAATAAGCCCTTCTTATAGCTTCCTGTTCAGACTTGTAGATATCAATATTCGCTTTACGTTTGCGAAGTACATCAAAGACTGTATCATTGGCCATCGTTAGATTAGCCAACGCAGTTCGGAGGTGATCGTATAGTTCACCTGCACCTTTTTTAATGATATTATTATATACAGGAACACTCACAATATTCGCAATTCTCTTATAAGCGGTAACTGCATGACTATTAAGTAGCGAAAGGTTTGTGTTCGAGTCAATACCAGGCACGAACTCCGCAAATCCGGAGATGTCTGTAAATAAGTCTTTCAGTATCATGATTGTTGTTTATTTAGTCGTTCATTAGGAGTTACTTCTTCTTGCCGGCTAGGTGTTTCACGATAGAAACCAAAGCGATATCCTTGCTTGTATAATTCAGGAAAGTTTATCCGAATAGCCATATTAAAAGGTTCAGAGCATATTTCATCATCCGGAGTTAGCGACATCAGGTAAATCAAATAATTATAATATACGTCAGCTCCAGACTTTGAGATGACCCCATCCTTGGATACACTAGATATAGACGAATCAAGACCAACAGAAGAAAGTAGCACTTCATCAGCACGCTTGTCATAAGTAATAAGAGCGTCAATATACTCTTTATATTTCAAATCCAAAACCTCAAACTTCCACCGTTCCTCTTCACCGGATCCGGTTTTGAAACTAAGAGTTGCATAAGCCTTTCCCTGGTTGTCCGCCCCAGAAAGATACTCACTAATATTACGGAGTTCTTGCTTGAGATACATTAGAAAATACGACTCCTTATAGGTAGTCCCGATATCAATCCCATTATAAGTTAACAATGACTCATTCTTTCTTTTCCGCTCTTGATTTTCATTGCATATTTTCGTTATCTGTGCACGTTTTGATTCTGCCCATGCATTCGGGATGATAATATGAATTTTAGCAGCTAACGAATTTCTTAAGAAAGAGTTTATGTAATTAGCCGTATCGTTTGAGCCCTTGATATAAGCTTTTGTCCCTTCATGAGTTTCATTTACACCATAGAATTCACTAACCGATTTTTCTCGATGATGGGATATTGCAGCCCATTTAATGTTACGAATATCACTAAGCACCAAACGTGGATAAAACAAATATTTAGAAACCCCATAACTCCAACGTCCAACGGCAATATGAGTGAAGTCCTTATAATTGATCAGTTCTGTGACAACATCCCTTTTTTGTGTGGCCAACCGACACCGTCTATTCTCCATCAACTCAAGACCGGCTACTGGTAATTGCTCCCCGATACGGTTACCAAGCGTCATGCGCCATTTCACAAAGTAATCACGAAAGTAATAGTAGTTCTTTATATTTCCCTTAGCCACCTCTTTATAATCAGACTCTAAACCACGATCCTTCCAAGATTCTAACCAAGTAGTTATTTCGGGACAGTCCGTCCATTCTTTAACAAGCTTCCCGTTCTTTATGCTCTTAATGTATATAGCCGGCCCGAGGCCGTACAGCATGTTAACTTGTTTTGTTATCAACCGAGGCAATAAACGATTCTTCTTGATATCGCTCTCCACTTCTTCGCACTTCATGTTATTCGCTCCACGTGAACATACGTTGAACCCTCCAATTGATTGCCAATTGTAGTCTGCAGGAAGAACAGTATTTGAATTAACGAAGCCCGGATCCTTTAACCCCGCTGCAGGATTCGTTCCTAACTGAAAGGAAATGGTGCTTCCGGTATCCACATAGCAACCATAATTTCCCAACATCTCTAAACTATCACTCATAACCAGTCTATTTTATGCAATTTATATCCATCTTGAGGAAATCCCATGTAACGAATAAGTATGCGATAACACATCTTTGGGTCACCATTCCCATCATTAAAGAGGAAGAAGTTCTCACTATCAATGCTGAATCGTTCTTCCGGAAGTTGTGTCCGGAAAGTACAGCCCTCCCTCACAACCAACTTCTCGGAAGACTCCCCTTTCTGCCTGGAGTAAGGGAAGAAGGCAATGGTAAAGCAGCCGTTTGGCAACTTAGACAACTCCTTTGCCCATTGCAGTGCGCCTATGCCTGTCATCGTCGTTTCCATGCCCGAAATTATCGTTTTTACCCCCCTCCTGAAAGGACGCTCCCAGGGGGCTGTCATATTTCCTGACAAATGCATTTTTTTGCACCTCAAACCGCTTTTTCAGCGGGGCGTGGAGAATTTCGCCTCTCGATTTTTCTTATTTTTGTTTTCAAAATGTCTTTTGGCTGATAACCCGCATTTTAGATACCAAAGCAATGTCAAACACATAGTATTATACAAAATTCGGAACTTACTATATCACTCTAACAAATACATTATACTACTAAATTTTCGGGCAAATCATCCGGTATGTTCCTTAATTCACTTTGTATTCTGTCACCATATAGCCCGAAAAGCAAGTAAATAAGTGCAGAAGGAAGCTGTGTTGTTAGTCCTGCCTGGTGCTTTAACGGTACTTTAACTTCGGAGGACTTATCTAGCTCAATACGCCCGTCTGTTTTCTTGAGTGGAGATAAAGGAATAGCACTACAAAGGTTCGGGCACTCGTTCTCATCTATCCGGCATACAGGTAATGCATTACTTCGTTCACCAAACAAGAGCAATAAAAGTTTAAATTGCTGCCAGTGGTAAATAGTAGACTGTCCTTCGTTCATGAGTTCAACTGAAAAGCCGTAACTCTCTAATTCTCTTTTCAATATACGAGCATCAGAAGTTATTTTTTCGAGGTCCTCCCGGCGTTTATTGGCCGCCCGGTCGTGATAAAGCACAATCTGTTTATTAATTGCGTCAGTTCCGAAAAACTCAAAGATTTGCTTTGCCAGTTCCGGCTGTTCTGCCGGATAGTAGCAAGTGAATTCTTTTAGAACCCGGAGTTCATGACCATAATCTTTCTCTTGAGCAGCAACAACGCTGGAAAAGTGTCCGGGGTCGTAACCTAGAAGAATCCGTTCACGTTTATCATAGTACTTCAGATATCTGGAGGTTAAAACAAAGTGTTCACGCAAATCTAACTTCAAAATTGATTCATAGCGATATCCATCAGAGAATTGATGTTTGTCTTTTCGATAGTTTGCGAAGAATTTATTAACGACTTCCTTCTTCCGGATTGCACAAATAGAAGTCAGGAACTCATCAATGTCAAGTGATTCTAACTGTGTACGGAAAAACTTAGGCCCAAGTATGTCTTTATTAGCGAAAGAAGAAGCACGGATATAATAACTCGCATTTCTACGCATATCCGCAAGGCGTGGCTTCCAAGTTGCTACAACACGTTTCGCTTTTTCTGTTTCCAAACGTAGGGCTTCAATGATAACAGGATTCTTTTCCTCTCTCAACCGGTGATTGTTCCGATATATTTTATATAAAGCAGCATGTAAATATAAAGCAGCGGACGCAATCTCATCAATAAGCTCCTGATTGACGTTATTCTCATATTCTTCATACCAATTATCTTCTCCTAAATCCAAGCGGGCCGTATCCGACACACCTGTTATTCCCTGATAATAAGGAGACATTCGAATAGAAGCCGAAGAACCACGTAAAGACGGGAACAAACGAGTCTTTAACTTCTCTCCTTTATTGTGTTTCATTTCCTCAACAAAGGCATGAACACCTGATCGGCCGGCTACGGATTCCGGCTGATCAGAACTCACCATCTGAAGATGATGACCATCACGAAATAAGATACTATGCTTTGGATAAGCAATCGGATATCGAGGTTTTCTGAAGTGAGACGGTATTTTTGATTCACCTACAATATAGTCAATACCATATTCAAGCATGGAACGCCGTCCATCACCAACTGGTTTGGAAAAATACGCCTGAATATTAGGCCAAACATTTGTCATGAGTGCTACGTATGTTTTATGAACCAAGAACGAAAGTTCCCCAGGCATATCGTTTGCTACTCGAATAATACGTGGCCCCATAACCCCTTCCGTCTTACCTGTCGCACGGCCGGCTTCGACAATAAGTACATTTGAATCAATGGCATTCGCTCTAATCTGCATTACATTCTGATAACATTCTTCAAAAGTTGCAGTCAAGTCAAAAGTCGTAGAACTTGCACTAAGCGATTGCGATGATTGTGAATAAAGTTCTATTCCCATATTACTCTCCAGTTTCTTCAGGTTCTACAATTTCGGCCTCCTGAATATCAGCATCACGTAACAAACGTTTCTTATCCGCTTTTTCAATAGGAAGAGAATCAATAAGGTTGATATAAAACCCTTCATTGTTTTTGCGAGCTATTTCTTTTATTGATTTCTTTTGGAAACCAAGCTCTTCCGGAGTGAGGTTCGGAGAGATCAGGAATACGATGCCAAGATCGCGGTCTACTTCCGCTATTTCTGAAGCTCTACGCCGGCACTCTAAGGCTGCGTTGTAACATTTCTCCTGTGTCTTGTAATCTCCTCTTACAGCGCATAATTTCGCTAAATCTTCGTATTTGTCTGCGTAATTAGATTCCCAGACCTTGATAGATACATTGTTATCGATATTAAAGTAGTTTATAGCGGCATAGATACGGGCCTTACAGGTCCGCTCATCAATATTAATCTGCTGCGAAGCATTAATCCTCTGCCGTAACAGCTTGGCAGCACGAGTAATATTCCTCTCATACTCAAATATCTCTGCAGCCCATTGCAACTGCTTTAAAAATAGCCGAATCTCCTCCGGAATTCCTGAACAACATCCAGTTGTCAGAAACTCCGAAATCAGATCCGGATGTATTTTATCAAGGTGGTCTAATTGTGTCATACTCCAAACAATTGTTTTCGTAGGTCTAGTTCAACACGTAAATTTTTACGTTCTTCCAGGGTATTAATAGCATCAATATCTCCAGCTTCTGCCTTTTTCGCCAGTTCCGCATCAATATTGTATTCTCCTAGAGCACGTCCATTGTTGTATGCATCATAATATACATCTCCAGTAAGAGTGATCCGGACAATCAACGCTAACTTCTCCTTCCCACGAAGTCCAAGAAGGTTACAGATGCGTTGCGGTGTGTATCCAAGTGCGCCAAATGTGCGCACCTGGGATACATATTCTTCACCGATTTGAGTGATCTGATCTACATCAGAGGTAGGTGTCAGCTCGTTTTTCATACAATAAGTTTTAGAGTTTCTTCTGCAGTCATCAATTCCTCACCACGGATCAACCGGATTGCCTGCTCTGGGAACATTGTCCGATATCGGGATACAGTTGCAGATACATAGCGTGGATCTATTTCTATCGCATGACAAATTCGATCCGTCTGTTGGCAAGCCATAAGTGTAGAACCGGATCCGGAGAAAAAGTCTACTACAATTTGTCCGGGTGCACTAGAATTACATATAGGATATGCCATTAGTGCAATTGGTTTCATAGTGGGATGGATGGCGTTGCGTTGTGGCTTATCGAAGTTCCAAACTGTTGTCTGTTTGCGATCCGAGTTCCAAAAGTGACCGGCTCCGGGTTTCCAGCCATAAAGACAAGGCTCATGCTGCCATTGATAGTCTTGTCGTCCCATGACCATTGAGTTTTTTACCCAAACGCAACATTGTGCTATTTTAAATCCAACTTTCCGGAGAGATGCACGAAAGTTCTCCCCCTCACTATCCGCATGAAATACATAATAAGAACCACCCGGTTTCAAGACTGAAAACATGACAGTAAAGACTTGGCGAAGGAAAGTGGCGAACAGATCGTTTTCCATCGAATCATTCTGAATAGTAAGTTCATCTTCTGTTGCTCCTTGATATGCAACATTATATGGAGGATCCGTTACAAGCAAGTCAGCGTATTGACCATTCATTACTGCAGATACATCCGCTTTGGAACGACAATCCCCACACATCAGCCGATTATTGCCTAGTAGCCATATATCACCAGACTGGGCAAAAACAGAACCTGGAGAATCTTCTTCATCTGAAGGAATAGAAAACTCAATGTTATCTTCCTGAATGCCTTCTGATTCATGTTCATGGGTAAACAAAGGAGTCGCAATAGAATAATCGACAGCTTTCAGCTCATAACCGAGGTTAAAACGTTCCATCGTATCGGTATCTATATTGTACTTTTTAAAAAGTAATGTATCAGGATTCTTTGTGGCAAACTCCGAATTATATGCTGCTATCTCTTCAACAGCTTCTTTCTTATCTGCAGCAAAGATAGGCTCATAAGGAATTTCAGGAATTATAAACCCCGACTTTCGTAATGCAAGCAATGCTTTACGTCGTTGATGGGCATCGATGATCCACAGCTTTCCATCCGGATCCTTCCAGGCTTTAAATGCATACTTGAAACCACGGGTGATAATAAGCATCTGTAGTTTCGATAATTTATCAGGATCCGATTTCTTAAAATCCTCCTGAAGCTCTAAGAACGAATCCAGCGGGGCAGTCGGTAGGCCACCCAAATTAAATACTTCTATTAGCTTTTCCATAATCTACTTTGATTCTTCGAGAATTGATTTAAATAAGGCTTCTCGGTCACGAAACCGACGAAGGTGTTCTTTATCTTGCGACCGTTTATCTTTGCGTTCAGGCCGTTTTAGAAAGGATTCGTATCTGCGAATGTTATCGGAACAGTTCTTATACCGGCGAAGGAACTCCAAGGGGTCGGACGCCCGTAAACGTTCCAATTCAGCTCTCTCCGACCGATGAACAATAAGCGGATGCTTATACCGAAACATTCCAGTGTCGTTGTACGTTTGCAGCTCGGAGAATGCTAGTAAGTTACGGATCCGGAGTTCAGCCATATCAACGACTGCACGCCTTGTCGGTTTCTTATCCAGCAATTCATCGAGCTGCTTCATCTTTTTCCAAGTCACCACACGATCATTATACAGTATCGTAGCTATTTGGACGTTTTCGTCTTCGAGGTTTTCCCAGTCGATTTGCGGGTACTCTTCGTGCTTTTGCTTTCTGGAGCTACCTTGGTAGGTTCTTTTTTTTTCTCTTCTTCCAAGGCTTGCTCTGCCTGTTCCGCACGGTCTTCGGCTTCAACTCTTGCTTCCTGTTCCGTTTCAAGCTCTTCTTTCAGTTCCTGGTTCTCTTGCTCTAAAACTTCTGTTTGTTCTTCCGCTTGAGATGCACGTTCCTCTGCCTCTTGTTTTTCTTGCTCACGAAGTTCCGCTTCAGCCTGTTTTTCGTAAATCTCGGCATCGATTTCAAAAGAGTTCTTTTCTTCCTGTACAGAAGTTCCCTCTGTTCCTGGCTGATTTCCCAAACAAGTTGCTGTGTTTCCTCCTGATTGAATCTCTGCTCCAGCACATGTTCCACCGATATCAAGTATATTTTCCGCTCCAGTTTCTTCTTTAGCTTTTTCTATTTCACGACGATTTATCCGGATGGCTTCCTTTGACTTTAAGTCTAGCAATGTATAAAGGATATCATCTGCATAACGTTGCGGGTTACGGGCAAACATCTTGAGTTTAGGATGTGCCGGAGCAGTTTCCTGAAGCAGACTTAAATCTGCTTCAGCTACCGCTGTATTACGTAACTCATTAAAATATTTCGTTTTCTCTTTAAATCCGTACATAACTTACGCTGTTTGAATTCTACTTCCAGAAACCTCAATAAGAGTGGCAGGGTCCAAGACTCGGAATGTAATAGAAGAACCGGCCTTTGCAGTCCATGTTGCTCCATCTTCCAAGATAAACGTCGTTCCGTCCGCAATTGTAGCTGCCTTATCTGTTCCGCTACCGGTCAAGGTAATATATCGACCTTTATCATTATTTGTCAAACCTGATACTGTCTCAATGGCATAAGTAGCAGCTGTTCCATTTGGTATCTCATAAGAGTTGCTTGTAAGTTTAATAGCCAGCTCTTTAGTCCCCGCTGCATGCACCTCTGCTGGAGCTTTTACAATATCACCAACATATTTATGATACTGTGTCACAGAAGTACGTTCAAAAGTGAAGGTTATATAACGGCCATCTTTGTCATTTTTTGCTTCATAAGTTTTCAATACCATAGGTCTATCATATTCTCCTAAGATATACCATTGATCTTCGCCAATCTCCTTAAATAAAATCACAAACTTACCGCCGGCATGTTCTTCTGTAAAGTTCAGAAGCTGATCCCTCATACCGCCCATGATTGCTACAAATTGGTTCGTACCAGAAGTCGTTATATCTCCTTTCTCCCCATTGCCCACATAAGTCGGAATATCATGTGCCTCAAAATATTGCATATATTGTCCCGAGAGCATTGGTATTGTCGCGACCTCTCGATTAGCATTAGGCTTAGGAAATTTCACATTCGAATTGATTTGATGAACATCAATCAAATAAATCTTATAAGCTATATTCGAGCCATGAGTTACTTTATCAGAAACGTCATCTATGCTACCAATGGCCATCATAGAAGCCAAAGATGTTCCTGAGAATCCTGTCATGCAAAACATTGAATGATCAGGATCCAGGAACATACCAACAACAAAAACAATGGCAAAAAGAAGTGCAAGAGATAAAAAGAGCTTTACCTGCATTTTACGTGCATATTGATTCCCTTTTTTATAAGGGTTACTAACTTTTTTAGCTTTCATAAAAATTAATTTTGTAATTAAGAAAAAAGGGTGGGCAGAACTCCCACCCCTGAAAACAAACACCTATAAAAAACTGAAAACAACTATCTTACGCCAGGAAGATTTGGTTGCAAAACTGCATTGACAGTACGAATTCCTCCTACACACCGTTCAAGTTCGCGGAAATTACCGTCTTTATTCAAAAGAACAAGGATGTAATCCCCCTCTTTTGTCGGAGTATAGTTTGCTGTGATATCGGCAAACTTTCCGGACTTCGAGATAGTAGAAGCGTTAGTTTTAGATCCACATTCAATAAGATACCCAATACCTGCTTTCGCATTTTTAATATCAGTGATTGCAGTTGCTTTTGTGTTCTCTGAAGTAACCTGCCAGAAACCTTTTTTCGCATCAATAACAGTCGCATCAACTGCCACATCGACAGAAGGTTTATTCATGAATATCTGCTGCCATTCATAGTTATTTTCAACGAGTTCTTCGTGCGTTTTGAAACGACGACCTAAGAAAGCAGCTGCAGTACCTTCTTTCCAAGTTGACCAGCACTTTACCATCTCCATATCATCCTTAGCTTTAAAGGCCATCATTTCTCCCGGAATATATTCTAAGAACTGGATATTCCCCGGTATATCGAGGAACATCAAGCAACTTTGCCCCAGATAAGGAAGCCATTTGATATGAAGTGTCGTATCAGGAACAACATTCAAATAGCTATCAGGACCGGTAAAATCAAGATCTTTGCCATACCGTGCCCGACAACCTTCTTTCCACCAAGTCTGATGCAAATTATTAAGGTAAATAACATGCTGATCCAGATCCATGTCCTCTGTACATTTTTCAATAATATCAGCAACAAACTCCTTAACTGCATCCACCATATTCTCTTTAGTGTAAGAGCGATAAGTTACATCATCATGCAAGAGAATCTTATTCTCGTGATAATAACGAATCAGCGTATAAATGAGTCCCGTGGAAGCATTCAGGAAATGAGATGGAACACCTTTTTCCGGAGTGGCGTAGATTCCACGAATTCGACGCTTGTTTTGTTCAACTTGGGCTGTTTCCAGAGTATTGACAATACAATATTCAATCAAAGACCACTTGATCGGATCAGAGCCTTCTTTATTGAGGTAACCAATATACATTCGTTCCAACTTCTTCATTGGTCCAAACTTCATTTTGATCATTGCATCATCAACATGCCCCATTTCGTTTTCAAGCTTCATGCCGCCTTTCCAAACTTCACCTTCTTGCCATCCTTGAGATACTTCATCAAAGAAAGTATTGAAAACTAAGTCATGATCTTGAATACCATAACGAATCGGAAAGAACTGAGTTAAATCACGTGCTTTCAGTACATGTGCAATTAATGCATCTTGACGACGAATTACATATTGATCACCGACTTTCGCATCACCAACACCTGCAAAATCTGTAGAAAACTCGCCAGCAGCCAATTTCACGGGATCAAGCAAATGATTCTTATTCAGATATTCATAACGTTTGGCAAGGGATTTAGAGAAAACCGATACTTCTTGAAAGAAAGCCTTCTCCTCACCTTCTTCGATATCAGTAGAAGAGTAATTCGGATTTTCGGCTATCTTATTCCAACGTTTCGACATATCAAACATAGGAGTTTCAATACCAAACAGGTATTTGGCAGTAGTGCCAGGTCCATTGATTCTCATTGTAGTAGGAGTTGTAACAACAGCAGCTGCAGCATCTTCTGCTGTTTGCTCTGTCATTGTTTTCACTAGCTTTTGTAATTCACCATTTTGCTTTGCAACGTTCTTAGCTAATTCAAGAATACCTTCTGGAGTAGCTTCCGATTGAGTTACCGGACTTTCCTCTGAATTAGCAGTCCCTTCAGTCTTTTCCGTAGAAGGTACAATACCTGCCAGTAACGCTTGCAACTGGTTCATTTCTTCCTGAGACATTGGCTGCCTAGAGTCAGCATCCATGTCCTCTCTAAGAGTTGCTTGAAACTCTTTCTGATAACGGGTAGCAATCGCTGTAATGTCCTCAGATGCAAGTTGTTTATCTGCCGCTTTCTGGGATAAATCCAAAAGCTGTAAGACCTTTCGAAGTTTTTCTCTAAAATTCATAATTAATTAATTGTTAAATTAGACATACTGATTTATTTTATTTCGGAGGGAAATGCTATCCAAGTATTCCTGTCCACGTGAATTTGCGTGGGCAATAGCTTCAGGAAGAGTCATCACAGAATCAATTAACCCTTTATCAATCGAATGTTGAGCATCAAATGTTTCACCTTGGAATACCGGATCATCTTCAGGGAGATTGGCAAGTTTAGGACGAGATGATTTTACTTCATTTAAAAATTGAACGGTAAGTGGATCAAGAACTTCTTTAATATATTGTTCCGGATGCCCAGCACGTAAATCTTCAAATTTCTTATTCTTGAGTGGAGATAGACTCGATTTCTCTTGAATTAGTTTTATTCCTAACTTCTCATAGTAAGCAGAAAAGTCATAAAAGCTGATCATAGTACCAATACAACCGATTTGATCATTCTTCGTCAGCGCATGTATTCCATTCGCACTATGACAAGCAATATAGTAACCGGCAGAAGCACAATACTGCTCAACTAAGACTTCTACAGGTTTCTTTAGTGAGTGCATTGTTTCCGACAACCGGTCTAAATACCAAGCTTCACCACCACCGGAGTTAATATGAAGGAAATGCACAGATATTGAAGGGTTACTCTCTGCAGCAATCAAATCCCTCTCAAATTGCTTTGAAGAGAAATACCAGGATGAATTAGATGTAATTGTACCCCAAATACGATGATAAGCAATTGAGCCTTCAGGCAGTTCCTCGGATGAGAAATCATTAGTCAGGCTTACACTCTTAAGTTCTGCAGTACATGCTATTTCTCTTTTAAGTTTAGCCACCGCCTTATCTACCTGGTCTTTATAAGTTGGCGGATCCGATAAAAAGAAAAAAGCCCCTGGTACTGGGCTCTTTTGATCCAGAAGTGGAAAACATTCCATCATGGCAGCAGCATAAGCTTCTGCCGTGATGAAGAGTTTAGATGTAATAAGTAAGTTACGAAGAAATGTCCTATTCATTGTAGCGCATCTTTTCAGCGAAGATAGTTCGTCGAAAGAAGGCTATGAAGGACTGTTTATACATGCAAAAATGGCGACTGGAGCATTTTACTGGAAATTTTCAAGGTTGCAGTGTTCAAGTTTGCGGAAATTGAAACCAAAGCTGGAATGTCATCCGTACCTATTGCAATATTCTTTTCTGAAGAATCACACAAATAAACAATAACGGACCTAGCAGTGGAAAATTCCCGAAGAGTATCTACATCCGGAGTTTCAATCGTAATGTCTTTACTACAATCGAACAATTTGCCTGATACCGAATCTGTAATAGAAGGAGTAAAAGAAAAAGGATCAGCAAGAAAACGATATTCTTCTTTTTTCATTTTTCCTGTAGGTTTCACCCTCAAAGTAATAGTTAACTCTCTCATAATCTTATAATTATTTAGTATTCAACAAGTTCGCCATACAGCGGACGTTTTTTCGCCATTTGGGGACAAAAATGATAGTTCGGTCGGTCATTTTTTACCCATTTTTTAACCTCTTTTTATATTCTCGACGTGTTTTCCTCTTGCGTATATTTTCTCTCCACCTATAGAAGTTTTTTAAAAGAGCATCTTCAGAAATAGAATCAATGCAATACGAGCACATGAAATGATGCACAACATCTAGGTTCTTTAAAAGATGTCCATTCATATCATTTTCATCCATCGCAGCATGAAGTTCACGGTTAAACATCCGCCGTACTTCTTTCTCTATCAATCGTACAGAGTTAGGAGAAAGGAAATTGTAAACTTTAGGATCCTTTCCGATTCTTCTTTCAGGAAGGATAAACGCCAAATTACCATTATCAACAGGAGATTGATTTTTTTGTCGTTTAGCCATCAATGTCCATATTGTATGGTAAAGGTCTGTATTGTCTGGAATTCTGAATGCTTCTTCAGAACCATTATTATACTTTCCACGTAAGTATTCAGCCAAATATGGCTCAATATTAATACTAGTCGTAATCATAGTCTTTTCAGTTAAAGGATATTTTTGAAATACTTTTATTTATTTTTGCTTCCAACTGTCCAACCGTCCAACACGCCCTATTACATAACAAATAGTTATCTAATTATCAGCCATTTAGTGTTAGAAGAATAACATTGATTGACTGTTGGACAACGTCCTACACATCCAACATAAGGTTTTTAAGTGGCATTTTGTTGGACAGGTCATTTTTTATTCTGTTGGAATGTAGAAAACTGTAAATCCAACACGTCCAACAACGTCCAACCAAACAACAGCAATGTTGTATATATATATACTACTTTAATAAGATATATACTACTATGCTACAAGCATTTACATTTTAAAAAGTTTTTGGCTGTTGGACTGTTGGACTGTTGGACGCCATGTTTTGAAAATTATCTTTTCAAAATTACACTCTCTTTGCTTTGTATTTCTTTAAATTTAGGGGGTCCGGGGGATTGGAGATGATATTCATAAATGATAGGGCTGAATACAATTTGAAATGTCCGCTTTATTATAAAAAGAATACTCCTCGACCGGCGGAGCTGGCAGAGGAGTATAAGGCAGAAAATACATCGAGCTAAAATGGTAAGGGCTGCTTATTATCGTCAGCAGATTCAGCAAGGAGTTCACTACCAGAACGTCGCAAATCAATATCATACAAATCTTGGAATATTTCATAGTTTAAAGCAATGCAGCTTGAATTAGTAAATCTCTTTTCCACTTTCCGGACCATAGTATTATCAACTGTTACAGTATCATTAGTATTACCGTCCTCATATCCTCCTCTAGGAACCTCTACAACTTCATGCCAATTGAAGCGCCGTGCATGCACACACCCTATATAACTCGGATGAGATCTAAGATTCTGCTCAATGGTAGATTGAGTTGAATCCTCGTTGTTATAAGAGCTCCGAGCGAACTGTGTATAAATAGCACTCAAGCGCAAGAATAAGATTTTGGTTCCTGCAGGAAATGCAATTTCCTTCTTCTCTCCTCCAGGAGTCTTAATAGTTATTTTATCAGGTGTATCAATGGTGAAATCTCGATTCTCAATAATTGCCTTGGTATCAATCATTACATCCATTGCTTTAAAGAAAGTAGCAAGCTTATCAGTCTTACTAATCAGTTCAACCTGGAACTTTATCTTGGCACAAGCTATCTTAAAAAACTCTTTGTAGGAAAAAGGCAGATTCATCTTAGTATGACTTTCGACTAGTTTACATGTTGCTAAAAAGAGCGATGCTGTTTTCATCAGACGATCTATCTCACCAGAATTGTTCAGTTCGGCTTTCAATTCATCATAGGCTTGCTGCTTGAGCGTCCTGAAATGGTCCATGACTAATGGCCTAAGCTTTAATATCTCTAGAAGCACATTCGAAAGTCCTATCTTGTTAGGGTCCTCAATATCCTTGAGTTGATTAAACAGATCAACCTCCTCCTGAGTACGATTCTTTGGCTTAGGGACCTCACATACTATAATACGAGACATTAGTGCATTATCATCTCTTTGCGGCGTTTCCTGCCCACACAGAATCACAGGAGCATATACTTTATCATTTTCAATTTCTTTCCCTGACGTGCCTTTCCTTTTTTGCCGACCATCACCATCATAAACAATCCCCTTCAATGCCTGAAACTTAGCATCGGATATATCTTTGTTATTATACTCATCCAAAACCACCGGAACATCTCTGAAAGTACTCATCAAAGTAGACATCGCAGCATCTGTACCAATATTTAGATTAAAAATGGGCACTTTCGGAGATATGAATAAAGAGCGAATGGAAATTGCAATTTGCGTTTTTCCTGAAGACATAGGTCCCATAAAGAAAGGAGCTGTAAACAAACGATCGATACAGTGTATATTACTACGAAATGCGCACATTATAGCAAAGAGAATGCCCCATTTACCATTATCATTGATTTTATACACCTGATCCATTAAAGAGGCCCATTTTTCAAAACTACATTGTTTCTCGGCCGGAATATCTTTATAAACTAACTGGGAAATAAGTTCATATTTATCAGACTGGCGTCCGGATCCAGCGTATATGGTAGAAAATGCAGGAAGGTAATAGTTCTTCTTATTATGTGTCACGACACCAAGCTCATTGACAGGTTCAAAGCGTGGCTGTTCATCTACGACATGGAATATCCCATTTGAAAAAGCGAAAAACATATTGTCTTCCCGGCGTGAAGCTCCATCGACTTGTTGATTTCCATAGGTTAGGATTTCTGAACAGGTGATAAAGTGCCGGGACATATATTCTCGTATCTTAGTCCAGTGTTTTTCTTCTCCGGATGTGAAATTTACAGCCTCCAGTTGAATCAGTTCTTCTTCAATGGTCGCTTTCTTTAGCAGTGCCCTAGACGGAACCTCAATATAAAGTGGAGTCTTATAGTATCTCCGATTTATTTTAAGGACTCGTTTATTGGCCTCCTTATCATCCGAATAAATATGGAGTAAAGGAGTCATGAAGAAATCAGCTATTTGTTGATGCCCACCTTTCTCTTGCCGGAACATATAACATACAGGCTCTCCATCTTTGTTCAACTTTGGATAGAACCCACATTGACGATACATTTCATTGTATTCGGAATTTTCGTCTACATACCCAGGCAGTTCATTCGGATCGTAATCTTCATCATCGTCATCTGTACGTTGGGCATTGATGGCCATGCGGGACTTTCGTTTTGCCAAATAGGGCTTTAATATTTCATTAAAGTCAGTCTTACTAAGTGACAGATTATCATAGAAATATTTAGCATTAACCACTCGGACAGAATCTTCAGCATAACTGATCAGGTCAGCGCAACGTTCAATAAAAGGTGTTCTTTCTCCAAAATAAGAAGCTAGGAACAAACCATGCAGATATACATAGTATTTTATAAATGTATAAGTTTTGTCTATTCGCTGCTCTTCCTGATCGTACCCTTCTTCATCCTCTACTACTTTCTGCTCTTGGTCTTTTGCAGCTACAGTCAATGTTATATTTGTCAAACCGGCACGATAAAGCATTGTCAATGCGGAAAGATAGTCCGATTCATCCCCATCTCTATTTATGAAAATCCCTTGGCTATCCGTTGTAAAATAGGCACACTCCCGACGTATAGCTTGGATATCTGTCGCAGATGGAACTCCATGCAAGAGAATAACAGGGGTATCTCCATACAATTTCAGAAACAAATCAAAATCCGATGTAAGTACACACGGTTCACCTTCACGACGTATCTCCTTGATTTGTTCAAGGCCATAGACACCCGATTTCATCTCCTCAATCTTTGGAATATCTTTCACATTCCGGACAACGTCACGTATCTTTCGCTCTATAATTTCTGTTGTAATCTCAAACTTAGCGGATATCTTCCTCACGTAGTTCAACCGCAAGGTTTCTGAAGAAATATAGGCAATTAAATTGCAGATCGTATTCAGTGCCTGCTCCTTAGATTCCGGATTTTCAAAGTCTTTTGCAAAAATATCCGCAAAGTAACTGGCAAAATCAGTTCTCCGATTCATCAGCCATTTCGCCGTATTTTCTTTTTCTTCAGAAGCTATATTATCAGGATCCTTTCCATAAGGTAGGAGAACACACTGTACAGTTAGTCCAGCCTTCAGGAGCAGCTCACAATTCCTAAGAGAAGCTTTTAATCCAGCATCATCAGGATCATAGACTAAAGTTATATTTTGAGTAAACCTGGATATCAACTTTACTTGTTCCGGAGTAAGTGCAGTCCCAGAGCCGGCAATCGTATTTTCGACACCTGAAGCATGCATTGATAGAACATCAAATTGCCCTTCTACCAAGTAGACATTATTCATTCTCCCAATGGCCCCACGTGCCTGTAATAGTCCAAATAGTTGCGTGCCCTTTTTAAAAACTGGAGTATCACCTGTATTATGATACTTACCTGCCTTTTCTTTAGGAACCACAAATCGACCAGAAAAACCTGTTACATTTCCGTTCAGATCAAAGAAAGGGAACATTATTCGATCACGAAAGTTATCATAAACTCTCCCCTCTGCAGCTTTCTTCAGAACATCAACCTTTGTTAGCACTTCCTCGGAATAGCCCGCTTTCAACATTTCTTGAGCAGCTAAATTACCTTCAGGAGCATAGCCGATCGCAAAATCTTTTATAACCTTATCCGTCAACCGGAATCCACGTTTATCGAGATAGTTTTGCGCCCCCGGCAGATGTTTTTGAAAAAAAATGACCGCTCCTTTCAGTGCGATCCGCATCGCTTCAAAATCTTTCGCTTTACGCACCTCCTCGTCGGTAAGCTCCCGATGTTCCAGTTCAATCCCTGCTTTCTTCGCACACCATTCAACGGCTTCAGCAAACGACATATTCTCATGTTCCTGGATAAAATTAATAACATCACCCTTATGATCGCAGACGAAGCATTTATAAGTTTGCCTATTTGGGCTAACGAACATTGAAGGATGACTGTCATTGTGAAATGGGCAAACACCAACGAAATTTGAGCCACTTCTTCTTAAGGAAACAAACTCCGAAATGACATCAACGATGTTCAGTGCTGATTTTATCCGGTCAATTTCTTCTTTACTTACCATAATTATTCTTCATTAAACATACTTAATTGCCTAGCCTCAAATGCCTCTTGGAGTGTAAGTCCAAAATATTCGGATAGCGCAATGTATTCTTGTTGTGTAACCTGCTTGCGGCCATAATAAATATCCCAGAACCGCATCTGATTAATGTTTACTTCGCGATAAAATTCCCTCGTTGGGGAAAAATTCTCCGGATGTCGGAACTTGAGACGCAACATCTCTTGTACTAAGTTCCGCTTCACCGTCTGGCCGGCAACTATCTTTTTGCGATGCAAAAACAGTTTAACGGCCAATGGGGATCGGCCAACATATTCGGCCATCTCTTCCATTGTCTTTTTACCCACGTTTTCTCGCACATAAATTTCTTCTTCTTGCTTCCATTTTCCGTTGTTCATACGATTCTTTCCTCCATACTTGGGTAAAATCTTCATTAAACTCATATTCCGGATGCCTGTATATATAAAGACAGCAGAATTTTATAAATAACTCCTGATTATCCGACGGTACCTCCAATACATCATAATACCTGTTGATCCCCAACTTATCAAGTGATGTATTCACTAGAGCTTCAAATTTGAAGAATTCTTCCGGACCTAGAAGAGACAAATATTGATATACCCAAATCCAATTTACAATTTTATATTTTTCTAAACTCTCTCTCATTACTACAGCATTTCTTTTTCTGTTTCCTTCAGCTTATTAAATTCCACAATTGTCTGTAAAGGAAGATCATATCTTCTTTGCCGGGTGTTAGATCGCAAAGAAAAGCATCGACCAACAGCATCCCATCGGAACTTCTTCTCTTCAATTATCGTTTGTCGGTTCCCGAATATGGTCACCTTCTTAGGGATCTTAACTCGTCCTTCAACTTTACGGACTTCCTGGGAGTCTTCGTATTGTATAATTTTATCAATTACATACCCACATGAGAGCATGGTTTGTTCGAAAATATCCTTTGTATGCATAACTATATTATTTTGAATAATTTGTTCTTTCTCTACATATTCCAAGATTCTCAAACCCTAGAGGGCAACCATCGCAATAAACATTGTCTCCTTTTTGATAACAGGGACGATTATGGAGAACTTCTTCTTTTAGTTTGGAAATAATATCATCATCCTGCGCTATTATTTCTTGCAAACCCTCAACAACCTTTTCATGGACTTCCTTTTTTATTAAGGAATTATATTCATCCTCTGATAATATAAACATCATACTTTAGTTCCTTTCTCTTTTTGTTTTGAGGGAAACCGAAGCTTCCCTCGATTAATGTTAAGCACTAAGTAATTCAAGACGCTTGCCAAGAATTACTGAATACCCTTTCATCACGTCATACTGTTCAACCATCAAACTCTGCATTTCAGAATTCAATGAATGAAACTTCTCGGACTTTACGAAATCACCTAGTTTTCCGGCACGTTCGTCCAGTTCTGTCTTTTCGTCTACAATTCTTTGAATGAATGGTTTCATATATTTAGAGGGTTTTATAAAGCCGCCCAAAGCTATAATAAGTATTTTCCTTATAAGGGTATAAGCAAATTATTTACTTTATTGCATATAAAAAAAGGATCAATTACCTTTGTCTAAATTTTAAAAACATATTAAAATGGAGACTTACAAAATTTCTTATGTAATTGATGGGGTAACTTACTTTTTTATTGGAAATTTTCAGATTCCTAAAAATGCTCCTAAGAACACCTATGTTTTTTTGAGTGCGATTGATAATGACAAAGAAAGAAGATTGTTGGATGGAAAAGTAACAGAATGGAACTGTGAACTATTGCAACCTGAATCTCATTCATAACTATCTTATTATACGTTAATTAAAAAGCTCCACCATCACAAGCAAATAAAATAGAGTCCACGACTCTGTTTCCATCCATTAACCCGTTTTCTTTTTCACATGAGGGATTTTCTTTACTTCCTTTCAGGATATTCAAATTGCCGTCAGCAAAGAGGATTAATGATTTTGGTTTCTTCCGGATTAATACCTTCAGTTCCTTAATCCATTCCTCTTCTTTCTTTGTTAGTTTGATTACTTCCACATCGGTTTTTAGTTAGTTATGTGTACCCATATCAATATCTGAATTTTGTAAAATGAATAATTGCCATAGGTTGGTTCAGATCGTAACCATTGAACCATTCAATCCAATTTTCAAGCGATAATCCGTCATTATTGGCAACTTGCTCTGTGAATGGTATAGTTCTATTCTCAATTTTAAAACGTGACAACGCCCCGCAAAACACTAATTTTTGTATGCCTATGCCGGTCGCAGATGTCAATTTTGCAACTTCAATCTGTGGGCTGCGGTAAGGCTTTCCAGTCCACTGTCGGACGGAAAGAACAGCTTGCCCAGCTTGAACCTCTCCGATACGTTTCTCCCACATTGGGTAATTGGTTCGTATGGTGTGAAGTTTCGGACGTAAACAGGCTCTTATACAACTGTTGCATCGAGAGATTTCTTTCCCCGATAAATCCTGTTTCACTTCACAATCAGGGCAGCATTGCCCTAATAGGAACTCATATTTGAAATTCGTCTCGTTCCCCGATTGATTGTGTCCTACCGGGAAAAACTGTGAGAGTGTAATTACATAAGTTTTCATTTCTATTTGTTCTATATTGAGTTAATGAATCTACGTCCCTCGGCAGTTGGACGATAAACAACATCACCGAATGGACCTGCCGATTTTGTCAATAAACCGTTTTTTTACCATCTCATCCAGTTCGGCAGATGGTTCGCCATAACCACCCCACCCTTTTTTGCAAATGTGTCCTAAATGGATTATTTGCATTTTACTTAACTTTATACTCATTTGATTCATTATTAGTTATCTTCTACTGTGATAGATTCTATCTTTTCATGCTCGGGATTGCTACCTTTCAACAAGTCATTTTTTACTCTATCGGCAATCCGATCATTACTGACGGTATTCCTATCCTCGTAATCGTAGGATATGACAATGGTTATCTTCTTCTTTTTCATTTCTTATTCTGTTATACGTTAATCCTCAATGGAATACAATGCCTGCATACACTCAAAGGGGAAAGATGAATTTAAAGCATCATATACTTCTTCCGGTATATCATCTTCGCTTTCAAAATTACCTTCAACACTTTCAGAGCCAAATGCTGTTGCAACGTGCTTCTCTTTATACTCCTTACCATTAATGGTTACGGCTGTTTCCCATCCGTCAGAAGTTACTTCGATTACTATCTTATTCATTTCTTTCTTGTTTAAAACCATTCAACACTAATACATTTCTTGCAACAAGGGCATACAACCCAAGAGCCTTCCCGTTGGTCTGACTTTATATCAGGTCTTTCATATTCAAAAATGCAATCGCAATTAGAGCATTTCTGCTGTTTGCTTTTTATCGGCTTTTTACCTTGCTTAATTATTTTCATATCTATTCTGATTTGAATTATTTCAATAATTTAAAATTGTCACTTATAAGCAAACTTTCCTTGCTGTCGGATGATAGTAAATCACCCAGAAAGAATGCGGCATTTCTTAACTGCCGCTTAATTGATTCTAAATTCTCTATTAGTTTTTCCGAATAAGGAATAAGAGTCTTTTCAGAAGAATTAAGTGATGTAGATGATTCCCCCACCCATCCATCCAATTGCCGGCTTTCAGGGATTAGTCTATTTGAAAGAAGATATTCATTAACTTCCTCACGTTTTTTAGCACTATAATAGAAGCGTTTTCCATTTATACTCTCTTCCAATAGTATTCTATATCCAAAACTAATGTTATCATGGTACTCGTTAGACCATTGATGACTTTCATAAAAGGAATTGTCACCTATAAATGCTGGATGCTGTTCACCTTTCTCATTAAAGGTGAAACCTCTTGTAGCCTTAAAGGTAATTGATACCACCATACGTTTTTTTGTGGTTCTCTGCTTATATTCATAAAAAGCCGTATTGAGAACATCTTCGATATCTCTTAGAGTCGTACCACTCAATTTGTTATCTTTCAAGTCTAGCTTTTGAGACATTTGAAATTGAATGCTGCATGAAAAAGTCCCATCTACTGATACATTTACAGGAACTTTTATAGTCTCATTTTCAAACGTATATTCTAAAACCTTTACTCTTGCCATTTTATTCCTTTCTTATTGAT